ATAATATTGAATGAACTGGAATATTATAAATAGTTCAAATATTATTATAGAAATATAAATAAAATATTTCTTATTATCTTTTAATCGTGTTAATAAGAATATAAAAACACAAGTAAATGCCCACATTTGAGGAAATATTAATAAAGCGGGTAAAAGCAACAATGATAAATATTTATTTACTGAATAACATAAAGGGAATATTATAGCTACAAGTGTAGTTAATCTTGGTAGATTTGAACAAAAACCGCCATTAAAAACCCCTTTATCCCAATTCCTTGTTACAAAATCTAATCCTAAAATTTGTAATATATATATAACTACATTACACAAGCCAACATATAAAAAAATCTTATAAAACGCACTAATATCAGTTATATATTCATATATAACTTTATATCCTATAATGCTTAAAAACACATTAATAGTACAATCAATCACATATCCATTAAAATCATGTAAAATCACATTAAGTACGCATAATACTGATAATATCAATACGTTACTATTACCGGTAAAATCTCTCTTCTTATAATCAAATAAACTTGCTAAAAATAATAATATAACTGATACTCTAAACATATTCATCTCAAAATAAATAATTGATGATGTTTGAGTATAAAGTAACCCGGTAATTAATATTAAACATCCTAATACTTTTTCAGTTATGTTTTTTATTTTCATAATAATAAAAAGGGGAGCTTTTAACTCCCCTTTAGTTAATTGTTAAGGTTAATCGTAAATTATAGTTAAATCAATCAAACTAGATGACTTAGTTACTACTACCTCTTTGTTAAACATAAACCCAAAAACCAAATTAATAGGTTTAGTATCATTTGCTGTACCTACTGCAACTTCAAATTTATAATCTGTTGTAAGACTTCCATCTGAAAACGTTACATACCCACCTGCTGATACGGAAGTAATTAAAATCCCTACTACATTACTTTTTGTACTAATTAATGCAGTTTCCGAAGCTGCTGTACCCATAGGACTATTTACTGATTTATATTTACCTATTTGCAATACATCACCATCAGGAGATGCTAAAATTACAGAATCCGTATATCCAAAAGTATGAGTAACTTCATTAACTTTTTTAGGAGTAGCAAAACATTCTGTTGCAACCCCAAAAATTATTAAACCAATCAAAAACTTAAAAATATTTTTCATATTATATTTGTCCTTTCTATTATGCGCCATATGATACAGCAGTTAATGGCATTGAGTTACATTTTGTTATAATATAGTTTTTATTTTTATCGTCTGTGTTTTTAATTGAACACTCACCCATTTCACCAGCTATACCAATACCTTTTAAATGGTCGTAATCTTGCATCTGACCAATAGTTTTAAACGGAGTTGCATAGCATCTATAAGCTACTTTAGAACCATAAAAAATCTGTCTTGATTCATGAGCCCCATATGTAACTACACAACCAGCAGCATAAGAAGCAGGAACTGAAACCATAGATCCATAAGTTGCACCTCTTTCAGTGATTGTAAAATAATATTTTCCCTTTGCAGAATAAGTTACAAATTCAGTTACACCAGTTATTCCAGTTATGGCAATAGTACCAGAAGCTGGGAACATTGCTGTCCAGTTATTACCATCATTTGGACCAACTATAATATAAATATTAGTAGGGTCTAATGTGTCATCAGTAGATGAAACTGTGTCATGAGCTGTATATAATAAAGCTTCAGGACGTAAATAACTAATTGGTTTTCCTCTTATTCCCCTTCTCACTTTTACAAGCATACCAGTAGTGAGACCTACAGCCCCTGTAAACAATCCGTTAGATAATCCCTTGACATTAGCTTCAGCTTGAGATTTAATCCACATATTGTCATTTTTAAGATTCTCATAGTCATATTCAGTAATACAACATTCATATATACTAAATTGCTCTCCTTTTTCTGTTGTATAATCAACAGGTTCAACCCCAGTTGCTTGTAATTCAGCATATCCTTTTTGTAAAGTATTCCACCCGAACTTACATGCACTTGTAAGAGTTTCTGGTGAAGTTGCATCTCCTGCATATACTGTTGTTGGAGACTCTGTTACAATAAGTCTATAATCCATATTGTAATCTTTTTTTCTTGCAAGCCATCTAGTCAATATCGGTTGAGCTACATTAGCTAAATCAGCTATAGACCTTGATGCTGCTTTTTTAGAGAATGCGACAGCATGTCTGATATAATCAACTTCCATGTAATAATCATTGAAGTCAAGTTTACCCTCCTGCCCACTTAATTCATCATCTCCAGTAACCCCGGAATAGTAGTTTTCTTTAACACCAGTAAAATATTCTTTACTGCCTGATTCTGTCAACCTACCATCACGTCTTTGAATTGCTGAATTTGAACCTTCAGCTCCTTCCTCTTTTGTCCAGTATTCCTTTACTGAAGCATCATATTCTATTTGATCAGAATACCATACTGAAACGGATGCTGTTAAATCAACATATTTTGTGGCATTTAATGCCGTTGGTGAAGTCATATTTAATTACCTTTCGTAATCAAATCTTACATTTAGCGTCTTACTTTAAATTTTTCATTTTCTTTACGCCAATTTTTTAAATTATCTGGGGTATCATCTTTTATTGATGAATTTCCTGAATTTCCACCCCCTATAATACTAGTAAGATTATTATTGTTATTTTCTTTGTTTGTTTTACTATTTAATTTTTCAATTTCTGTTTTCGATAAAATACCAAGTCTTTTAGCTGCAAGTTCAGCAGCATATTTCGGATGATTTGGGCTATTCCCTAAAACAGGGTCTGTTCTTAATATTTCAATAGATAATTTTCTAAGTTCTGAATTTTCATTTGCAATATCAGGATATTCTTCTATAGCAGTTCTTGCACTTGATAGAATAGTTTCCTTAATTTTCTTTTGAATTTCAAGACGTTTCTGCTCTTCTGTTTTATTCTTCTGCTTATCTTCAAGTTTTTGAAATATTTCTTTTTCTTTTTGTTCTAATTCCCATTTTTGAATGGCTCTTATTTTCTTCATTGCTTCAGGATAATTTGATACAAATTCCTCTTCTGTTGGTTCAGGAGGAGTAACATTAGTATTATCTTCTCTTTTCTGAGTATCTGCCTGTTGAGGAAAATTCCAGTCAATAGGATTCCCTTTTTCATCTTTTTTGATAAAATTATCAAACCTTGCAAGCAAGGCTTTATGCTGCAATAACTGATTTTTCAGTTCTGCTGTTTCTTGGCTTTTACGCGTTAATTCTTTTTGTGCATGAGAATAGCTTTTAAAAGCATTCTTAGTTTTATCATCTCCTTTATAATCGTGATGTTTAGCAGCTTCTACTTCTAAATTAAACGGTTCAGCAGGAGGATTTTCTATATTCCCATTCTGTTTTGCAGGTTCTTCAACTTTAGGAGTTGAGCCTTCTTGTTTTCCTGTTACATCTTGAGTTTTATGTGAATATTTATTCACCTTAAATTGTTCACGATGTTTATTAAATGCCTGAATATTTTCAGGTATTTTCTGTTCATTACTTGGTAATGCATTTGTTGATTCCACTGTTGCAACTTTTGTAGAATCATTAACATTTGTATTTACATTATTATTTTCATTTGTCATATAGAGCCTTTCGGTTATTCTATTAATTTTTTATTACATACATTTTGAAATCTCATTAGATTTCAATTCAATTTCTTTTTCATTATTCTCAAATACTGTCTTTACAGGATTATTATTTCTATCATGGTAAACAGTTCTATATTTTTCTTTATTCTCCTTAAATTCTCTTATATGCCTAGGAGTTTCACTATTTACCCAATTACTATATCTATTATCATTCATACGTACCTCTTAAAGATATTTACAGTTTTTAATTTCTTTAGTTTGATTTTCTTCAATTTTTTTCTTTTCTTCAGCCTCTTCTAATTCTATAATTTCTTGTAATTTATTCTCACATTGTTTTTTATTGTTAATAAATTCATCAATAATGCTTGCGTATTCAATGAAACTAATAAATAACCTCTGTCTTAATTGAGTTTCACTTGCAGGTATTAATGTAATATTCCCATTCCTATCTTTAAGTTCTACTTCCATTAATCTGTGAAGAAGAATGCTCCTCTTTTCATCCAGAATATCCTTTAAATATCCATATGCTTTATGATTCTCTTTAAAATCCTTAAAGCTTTCTGCAACTTCAATTTTCATTTCTAATCGTTTTTTATCTTCTTTTCTAGCTAAAATAGCTTCTTGCATTTTTCTCTCTTTTGTCGTTTGACTCATAACTTTACTCCTATTTACTTGTTAAGGTTTGTTCTACAATATTTACAGCTTCTTGCCGTCCTTTTTCTTTATTATATTCTTCTTCTTGAAGTTTAATCATGTCGGATTTTTTCTGTTCTTCTGCAATCTGTTTTTGAGCTATAGTCACTCTCTGTTGTTGTAAAGCCTCAAGCTGTTCAGTTGTTGGATATGAAGATTCCGGGTCTTCGTCATCAATAGCTGATAAAACAGATATTTTTGCTTTTCTAATATGGTCAGGTGAAGCTTGAACATTTGGGTCATTTACAAGGAAGTCATGTTTTTCTTTAGCTTTAATTAATGCGGATTTTTTTTCTGAACTAGTAGCTTTTACACGAACGTTCCATTTATGCTTTAATGCTTCAATTGTTTGAGGTGTAATATTTTTTTTACCATTATCTAATATATTATAAATGTATTCCTGGACTTGTGGAATTTGTGCATTATCTATAAAATATTGTTGATATAACATGTAAATTTGCTCAAATATTTCTTGTACTGGTTTACTTATCCATTTAGTGTACATGCCTCTTGATTTAGAGCCTTCATCTAGCATTGTCATAATACCTCTAAATGTTTGCTCGTTTTGGCTCTCTACACCCATAGCAACATCTGCAAGGCTTGTTATTTTTTGTGCATCTTCTTTTACTTCTTGTTCTTCTTTGAAATAATTCTGATATTGATATTGAAAATTTTCAATCTTTATTTCATTACTATCAACTTCCCATGATTCTTGGAAACCAAGTTTCATTTTTGATTTATCAAAACCACTATTTTTGCTGTATTGTATTATTGGATAATCTATGTCCATTAAATTAAGACGTCTATTTATAGACTTATCCAATCTTGTTTTATAATGAAATAATAAATCAGGGATTCCCTTACCACATACTTTATTATGTTTATCCATTATGCATCCTGCTACTATTGGACACCTAGCATGTTTATATGGGAATATTTCATATCCTAATAAAGTTTTTGATGCAGGATGTATTAACAAATCCACCTGTTCCTCTTGCCCATCATTATTTATGTCATAACGCCCGAAAATAAGCCAAAATTCTATTTTTTTTGACTTTCTATTTAATAAACTTTCTAAATCTGTTTCGTTTTTATTTTTTAAAGCGAATTCTTTTGCTTTTATATCATTAATTTTTGAGTATAATGCTTCTTTATCAGGTTGATGAATTAATTTTATAATCTGATCCAATGTTTTAAATATTCTCATAGCAACATAATCACTTTCAAAAGCATCTTGCAAAGATATAGCAGAACTTCCGAATATAACATGTTCATTATCAAGCGTTATTGTTCTTGGCTTATATTTTTTATATTTCCATTGTTTAACAGGTTTAGGACGTTGAATTACTTGAAATTGCTTTCCAAGACTTCCTAATCCTTGAATTACTTCTGGATTTGGTTGTATAGGAACTCCTTCTGGAGAAAGTGCTGGCTGTCCATCAACTAATAAAACATTTTCTATAGTATTAACTTCATATTCTTCTTTTTCAATCTCCATATATGTATAAGCAAATGAAACTCCAAACCCAGCAGAATTGCTTATAAAGTGCCATAAATTATTCTGTAAATCTTCGCTTGATTCAATATGGTAAGAAAATAATTTTCTTCCTTCAGATTCCAATAATTTACCTTGTGGAGTATTGTCACCAACAACCGTAATTGGATAAGAATATCCGAAAACTTCATCAACAAGTCTAGGTATTGTTGCATTTGTAGAAGTAGAAGTTATCGAACTAGAAACACAATTACCATCTTTTTTAGGCATTAAATCGTTCCAGTCTGCTTCATTCCTATCCCATTTCTTCCACAACGACTTTTCCATCTCGTCTTTATCTTCTTTAACTTTAGTATAGAAATAATTTGTCATTTCTTCTTCAGAAAAAGGAGTATTTTTTATAAGAGGATCTACAATATTATTCATTCATTTCTTTCTCTAAATTTAATATTTGTTTGTCAATTTTTGTAAAATATTCATATATATTCGGATAAATAATAAAAATTAATATAAGTAGTAATATAAAATTAAATATAAGATAATTGTTCATCTATACATCCCATAAACTAAATCTTGTGATTTAATATTTTCAAATGTATTTAAATTATTTTTATCTTGTATAGTTTTATAATTATCCCAAAATCTATCTTCTTTTGAGACCGGTTTTTCATGATTTGTTTGAATAAATTTAGATACCCATAAAGCAATACAATAAGCCATTGCTAAATCGTCATGACACCCTGAAGAAGCCCCTACTTTACCATTTGCATGCCATACAAAATCAATTAATTCGTTTATTAATACTTCGTCAGTTATTAAACTTAATTCATTACGTATAATTTCATCTGCCCAGTTTAATAAATCTCTTTTACTTGTTCCAGTAGTTAACCATCCCCATGTTTTTTCCCTTACGTGAGTATCAGGATTAAGATTTTCCTGTTTATATAAGTTTATTCCTGCATTAATAAGTATTTTTATAACCCAATTACCATCTTTATTCCTTTCAGGCGCTGTTAATGCATCATTATAAAATAAGGAGAGTCTACGAAGTTCTTCAGCGAAGATGTCAGGTTCTAATCTACAGTGGATTTTGGCAACTACTTTTAGTGTGCTATTTAGCACTATTGCACCCGAATAATCAGTATCTTTACTTTCATTCTCAATTCCTTCTGCAATATCAGCCCCTATACAGTAAGACTCTCCAAATTTAGGCAGTTCAATTATGGTAATATAACCTTTTTCATCATTTCTAAAATCAACTTTATTATTTATACAATCTAAATATCCGGTTTTTGCATTAAACTTATTATTATTTAAAACTCCATTAAGATATTTCATTAAAATATCAACATTGAATCTTGGACGCCCGGATGATAAAAAAGCTTGTATATCATTTTCAGGGTAGTTTTCATCAGCATGGTCTTTACCAAAGTCTCTTATTACTTGCTCACGGTCTGCTTTTGTAAAATTAGGGTCGTCATAACAAGAAATGAAGAAATTCTTCCACCCTGAACTAGCAATTTTTGATGTTTGATATATAGATTTAAATTTGCCTGTTCCTGATGCCTTACTAACTAATATTAATTGTCCTTTAGATTGCTTTAAAGCTGGTTCGACACGTGAAAGAACTTCTTCTAAAGTAATTTTACTATCTCTTTTAGTTATTCTTGCTGCTTCATCAATTATCACTAAATCTGCTGTATAACCTTCTCCTCTATTTGCCGGTAATGATTTTATTCTGGATCCGTTATTAAATTCTAATTCCTCTGTTGTGTCTTTAACTAATTTAATAACTCCTTCAAGATGATTGCTAATCTTTAAATATTTATTTCTTACACGTTTTAAAAATTCTATAGCATCATCACCAGTTTTTGATAAAACAAGAACTATGAAATTAGGGATAAACATAGCATGTCCTAAAGCATATGCTCCAGAAAGCTCAGTTCCACCACATTGACGGGTTTTTAATATTATCATTTTCTTTGCACATAATAAAAATGATAATAATTTTCTCTGTGCTGTCCAAAGCGTAAATGGAAGATAAGAATTTGTTTTCTTATCTAATATTTCCATTTTCTCTATTATTTTATATATCTTATTTAATATCTTGAAGGCGTTGTCCCTTTATATCAATTTTTTTATTTTAAATTAATACAGGCAAAAAAAAAGAGGCAAATAAGTGGATAAGCACTTACCTGCCTCTTTAATTTTTCTTACGTCCTCTGTCTGATAGCTATTCAGAAAAGAGAAACCTGTATATTATATAAATATTTTAAATATTAACCTTTACAATTTCTGTTCCATTATTATACCAAAAACTAAAATCATTATCACTTATTTGTTGTGGAATGAAGTATCTAGATATAGTTTCTTTTATTAAAGCATCATCAAACATATCACTTAAACTATAGCCTCTAAAAAGAAAGTTAATATTATCTAAATTTATATCTATATCTAATATTTTATATAATCTTTCAATTTTTTTAATAAAGAATAAAGGCAATAAAGGAAATATATGTTTAAAATCATTAATCATAAATTTTTCTTAGTAATGAGTTTTGTATCTTTATCAGAATTTAAATTTAATGATTCTTTTTTAATGCTTACACCTCCCATTACAACACTCAGCATTTTAACAGTATTATCTTGAGTAAGCTGCAAGCCTTCTTTTAAGTCATTAAAGTTCTTTTCAAAACTTTCTTGTCTTTTCTTATTAATTTCATTCTCAAGTTTTAACTTTAATGTCTCTTTTTCAACTTCAAATTCTTTTTCTTTTAAGAAATATTGATGTTTAATATTCACTTTTTCAAGATTTATTGCATTATTTAAACTCATTATTTCATTTTCATGCAAAACTTTAAGTTTTGACATTTCGTTTTCATGTTCTAAATTAATTTTACTAATCGTGTATTCAAGATGCGCTCGTTCTTTTTCCATAATCTTATAATATCTTAAATCACGTATTAATTCATCAACAGAATTAATATTAAACTCTTTTAACTTTGTATTACATAATATCTTAAATGTTTCTATACCAAACATATACACTCCTTATTATTATTTATTTCTTAATCTTTTTAACATCTTCTTTATTACTATCTTTATAATACCAATGTTCACAATAATAACATATTTTTTTTCTTACCCAACTAAACACTCCTCCTTTTTAGTTAAATTAAGTTCAATATTTTCTATACTATTGTTTTGTATAACATTAACATTATCATTATCGTCTGTTACTTCTGCGTATCCAAACGAATCTTTTAACTTATTTAGAATAAGCGTTGGATTATTTAAATTTAAATTAACAAGTCCTTTTTCACCATATTTATTCGGTAATATCTTTGGTGCAATCCATTTAACATAATCTAATTTCAATCTTAATTTATTAATTAAATCTCTTTCTGGTTCAACTTCATTAATATCTACTCTTAATTTGTCAATTATAGTATCCATCTGGATACCTTTAGCCAAGTCATATCTTTCGCATACCTTAGGATTCTTACTTAACTTATCAAGGAAATATTTATAATTAAGTCCATGCCGTTCTACTATAGCCTTAGCCCGGTCTTCTGAAGTTGCAATTTCACTGAATATCTTAAACATCATCTTCAATGAATGAAGCTTTGTTTTTCTCTTAAATTCTAATTCTTTTTTAGGTCGTCCCATTAATCACCATATTTAATACTGATTAATATCCATATTATAAAACCAACTACTAATATAATAATAAAATTATCTATAATCATTAATATCTAATTATTAAAAATAATTACCATCCTAATAAGGAAGCCCTGAAAGTTTAATGATAACAGGAAAACAACTTTCTCAGGGACATTCACAATGACATTAGTCATTATGATTAACCTTACATACTTTCATCTTACAACCTTACGAATTTTACAACCTTAATATCTTAAACCTATTATATCTTAAACCTTTTAATTGGAACTATTTAGATGTTATTTTCGCCCAAATAATTCTATGGAGCTATAATAAATATAGCAGTGTTTTGTCTGTGATATTGGATTTAAACCAATAACCTAAAGACCTGAAGTCTTTCGCTCTATACTTGAGCTAATCACATTATTTGTATATTAAGGCTATACATCCTCCTATTTTTTTATTTTTATCTCTTATTATATGGTAAATATAATTATTCCATTAAATCAGTTACAGCATTCACTACTTCTAAAGTACTATCAATTTTTGAAGGCTCACTCCTATACATTTCAATCATTTCATCTCTTTTCTTAGGCTCGTAACATCTTATAATCTTTGCTTCAATAGCTGCTCCCATACTATCTTGTAGTTTTCCTTCTCTTAAATTCTTATCAGTTAATGCCATCCATACATTCATACACTTAGCAGATAATTCTTTTCTCCTGTAGATCCATTCAGTTATACTCTTAGTTACCTGCTTTCCTCCTAGCTCAATAGTTTCATGCGTACTTAAATTAGTTCTATTTATACAGGTTCTTAACTTCAGAATCTCTTTCATTATATCTTCATACGATTGCACCCACTCACTTACCTGCTTAGTCTGTTCTGAACTATCCTTACCATAAGTAGGACTCTCAAAACTCATATAAGCACTATATGTCTTAACCTTGTTTAATATATCATCGGATTTTTTTAATAAATCCTTTATTTTCTTCATTCCTTCAATAATTTTCATACCACTCCTTTTTATTAAAGTTATATCTTTTTTTTCATAATACTACATATTAAAACTCTTTGTCAAGAAAAATAATTATTAATTATCTTTAATAACCATTAAAACTATTAATGGTGCCATAAATGTCCAAAATTGTGATGTTGTTACATCATACCCTGTTATAATAGGGAAAAACATCCCGCAAAACAAAGCCCATGCATTATCTTTTAGAAAGTCTATAAATTGATTATTCATAATTAATCTATCCTATCACTTAATTATTTTTAATATTATAAAATCTCATTTAATTGTTTATTACTTTTATCTCAATTAGTAACTATACTAAGGGTACTACCATATGTTGGATTTTCTATTAATAACCAATTAGTTGCCTTTACAATTGTTTTACCATCTCGTGCTAAAAACTCATCATTTATATTCTTAAGCCCAAGAAAACATTTTTCACCATTTGAAAGTAAAATCAAAATATCATTACAATTCTCAGAATCTAATATAAGTTTATTAGACGGAACCATTTCACTTACTTTTATCCAATACATTTTTTATCCCTCCTATTATTTATTATATACCCATATTATATCAATACTTTTACCCAATCTTCTGCTTATGTTCATAATATAATAATACATAATCTATTGTCAAGATATTTTTTCACACTTATAAAATACTCTAATTCTATCGTTATACGTAATAATAATACTAAAGTAATACTAATCTATTAACCGCTTATTATCTTGTCTATAATACGCCTTATTTTAATCGTACGTTGATTGTAACTCTCTTACTTAAATCATAACCGAAGTTTAAATTGAAATGTATAGTGGTCCGATAGGTATTAAGCTTACACTACACTCCAAAAAAGGGGGAATTGGTTTTCAGACTATCGACATTATATACTTATGTACTTATGTACTAGTACATTGAAGACACTCTATTAGCATCAGCAGCGGACCATGATGACTATCTACTACGACAGTGTATAGTACTTACGGACATATAACCTCTTGGTAGATTATCTCTACTCTATCCTGGACATTTAGATACACATTGCGACAATCTTAGACATCTTTAGACAATAATACTGCATTATTTACTTTTATAGACATTACTGGACATTTTTAGACATTGTACTTATTGTAATATTTTTTTATAATCGACTTGATTAGAAGCGTTTATGTAGTACTTCTACCCCTCTACCAACCATTACTATTCATTTAAAAACCTATCGTTAAACCGCTTGTAATTGGCTATAACAAGCATGATGTATTTTACTACATAATAATTTATATATATTAGTAAACATGTTGGATTTTACAACATCTTATAGGAGATAATTATTACTTATTGTAATATTTTGTGTTGTATTTTACGACATAATCTTAGATATATCAGATATTATATAGATAATATTATTATTGATATAAAAAAAACATTAAAAATGAATTAAACAAACGCAATCGATACAAAAATAGCAGATACAATTATTGAGATACTGAGTACAGTATTTTGTATCTGTATTTTTTATTAACGTTTTTTTTGAGATTTGTCAATAGGCAATTTTTGCCTAATATTGTGATATAGGTAGTTATGACTAATAATATATTTTTGTTGATAAATTTGCTAAATAAAATTGATATATCTAATTTTGGACCACGTTTAGAGCCGCTTAGATATTGGATTGCACAGAGCATGCCTCGCCAATGCTTGTATTTATTGAGTTAGAGAGTGATGAGTTTTTTAAAAACCATGTAAAAAACAGTAAAAAATAACTAATAAATTATTAATAATAAAGCGGATTTATTATATGTATCCGC